GCAGGATTGACGAAAGACACGCCTGTAAATTGAGGGATATGATAAAGGACTTTAAAAAAAGCATAAAATGACAGCGCAAGAATTTAATAACCTAAAAGTAGGGGATAAGTTAGGGAATAATGAAATAATCCACAAATACAAAGAATTCCTAATAGTAAAATCTGATGATGGCCATGATTTATTCGACTTAGCTAAAATAAATAAGCTAGGTTTGAAATTAACACCCGAAACGTTTTTAGGGTTGAAAATTGGAAATTATGATTGTGTTCCTGTTGAAATTGACGGGGTTTCTTTAGCATATCTTCTAAGAGTAAGATCTTGTGATATTAATATAAAGATGACTAAAAATGATTATCCATTCAATTTTATCCCATCATCAATAAAAATACTTTAAAATATTGGCAAACTAACCACGGTAAAGTTTACAGACAACTGGAGGACGTGCCAATACTCCACGCCCTTACCATGTAGGTAGGGGCGTTAAACATTAAAAATGAAAAAATTATATATTATAGCAATATTCATGCATTCATTTTATTTAGGGTATTTATTTAATGAATGTCTAAGTGGTAATTTTAGTACAAAAATCCTAACATGTGCAATTTTACCCATTGTAGGGCTTATATTATCAATTAACTTAATAAAACCTTTTAAATTTTAAATAAAGAAACTACTAATTGATTTTAGTAGTTTTTTTTGTATATTTGTGAAAAATGTATTATCTAAACTAGATTTATTTAGATGAAAGGTAAAAAAACAGGGGGGCGAGTAGTCGGTTCCGAAAACAAAACAACAAAAGAAGTAAAAGAAGTTTTTAAAGCAGCTTTTGACACCTTACAAGGGATTCAAGGCGTTAATATTGTTGATTGGGCAAAGTCTAACCCAACCGAGTTTTATAAGCTAATTAGCAAGCTAATACCAACAGCGGTGGAAACAAAAGCAGAAGTAACTTTAAACGATGAGGGAGCTATTTTAAACTGGTAATATGATAATCAACCCCACACCTAAACAAATCGAAGCTAAGCAAATAGCAACACAGCAGGATAAGAATATTATTCTGTACGGTGGGGCTATTCGGCTTTTGCCCCTATCTTTAATTAGGTAGGGGATAAATTCGAGGTGGTAAAAGTTTTTGGCTATGCTTAATGATGCACAGCCTAGCAATGAAGCATGAAGGCTCTAAATGGGTAATGATACGTAAGTCTTTGCCAACGCTTAAAAAAACATTAATCCCCTCATTTTTTAAGCTTTATCACATGGGTATTAATCACTATATTGAAAAGTTCAATAACCAAGATTATATAGTCTACTATAAGAATGGTAGCCAAATCATGTTTATGGCCGAAAGCTACGACACCGATAAGGAACTAAACAGGTTTAGAGGTTTAGAGATTAACGGGGCAGGATTTGACGAAATAAACGAATGTAATCAAGATACGTTTAATGTTGTTAATAGCCGTGTGTTCTCTTATTCGCATTTGATACCTAACCAACCTAAGCCGTTAATATTAGCGACTTGCAACCCCTCTACGGGTTGGGTAAAAGAACTCTTTTATGATAGGTGGAAAGATAATACTTTGCCATCAAACTGGGCTTATATCCCTTCAAAGATTACTGATAACCCCTATATTCCCGAAAGTGCTATTGAGGAACTAAGAGCAACAACAACATCATTAATATTTGAGAGAATGGTTAACGGTGATTGGGAGGTCAGAGAAAACGAAAACCTATTCGCCTATGCTTTTGAGCCGACCCGTAACGTAAGCGAGGAAGCCGTATATCAAGAAGGTTTACCCGTTTACTTATCATTTGACTTTAATGTCAACCCGGCTACGTGTGCCGTATTTCAGCACACTCATGATTTCATTTATCAAATTGACGAGATACGACTAAAAGATAGTTCTATCTATTCGGTGATTGAACTGATCAAGACGAAAGACTATTTTAATAGCCAAATATACGTTACTGGTGATGCTTCAGGTTGGGCTAGGGAGAAAAGCACCACAGCTTTAGATTCAATGTACTCAATCATTAAACGTGAGTTAAACCTATCAATAACAGCGATTAAAACGCCACGGGCAAATCCAAGCCATAAGAAGTCTAGGGAGTTGTATAATAGCATTTTCGAAAAGCATAAGAAATGCCTAATTCATCCTAAATGTATTTATTCGATAAAGGATAATTTGAACGTGAAGGTATTAGAGGACAACTCAATTGATAAGTCAGATAGTAAATTAACTCATAATTTGGACTGTCAGCGGTACTACTACTCAACATTTCACTATAATTTCACTAAGTCGCTGCATTTGTAGAGGTGGCACAAAAGAAAGCAATATCTATTTTTTTAGCTTACTTTTGAATATGGGATATACAACTTTACAGGACAAATGCAACTGCTACAATGCAGCGCCAATGTCGCAATGTTTGCAAGAAATTAAGATTAAAGGGCTTCTTTCGGGGGCGAATTACATTTTTGAAATATGGGATAAATTCAACTCCTTAGAGGTACTTTTAGATACCGCCGTATTAGGTGAGTGTACCCTAGACTTATCAAACCTTACGCCTAACCTACTCAATTGCAACGCAGGCGAGTTCTACCTTGTAATTTACGAAACAAGCGATTACGAAACGCCTGTGGAGCTTACATTCAACTCAATAGCTTACGACTGCTTCATATTAACCTTCATTCAATCTAACTCACAAGCAACTTATGAGTATTTACGATAGTGTGTTGCTTGCTACTGCGATAGTAATCACAGTATATCAATGCACTGAAGAGGGGATGATATTTGGGTTCTTAAATAAATATAAATCAATATGGTTATTAAAACCTCTTTTCGGATGTCCCACGTGTATGGGTTGGTGGTATGGGATTGCGGTATCATTGGCAAACGGGTACACTTGGCAAGCTTTCCTGTGTGGATTCCTTACACTCGCATTATCAGAGGTGTATAGTTGTTTATTATCAATATCATATAAAGACTAACAATGTTTAAAATAAAAATACCGTGTTATTTTAATAACGAAGAAACTATTAATCATGAAAAAATAATAGGAAATTGCCCTGTTGATATGTATGAGATAAGGAACGTTATAGTATATGCAAAACCTTTATTTATTAGCCAATATTTTGAAAAAGGTATTGAAAAAGGTACAAGGATAATATTTGAATCGAATGAATCATTATTATCAAACTTAATGTTAAATGATATAGAATTTATTATAGATAAACAAATAATAAAATGAGACTAAAAGAAAAACTAACAAAGCTATTTAGTGCAAAGCCTCCTAAGTGGAGAAAACAAACCGACTATGTAATTGAATTCGCATTCAAACATAACGGGAAGAATTACTATCAACTTTCGGATTATATCAACATACCTTGTGAACGTGCATTCACAGCCGTAAGCTATTACGATGAACTAACAATGAAATGCGATAGGGCATTCTTATTAGCCCACAATGAAGCAATTGAAACGGCTTGTAATAATGGTAAATTAACAGAGGTTGTTAGGCTTAACCACGATTTAAAGATTAGGCTTAGCCTAGTTTCTGACCCTGATTTATTACTAAAGCTTGCAAGCGTTGTTTTCTTTGACGAAAACGAAAGCCCTTTAGTTTATGATTTCGCTTACAATGAGAAGAAAATAAATGAATGGAAAAAAGATAAATTAAAGGATTTTTTCCAAGTCTTGCCTATACAAAATTTAATACCCTCTTTAGATTTCTCAAAAATAGATTTCGAGACCTTTACCAAAATGAACCAAGAGGTAAGACAGTTAACGGTTCTACAAATAGACAATATATTGCTCAATCTTTCACCGGAGGTATTGAAGGGCGATTTAGGGAAAAAATTAATCTTGCAAAAGGAAGCATTACAGAAATCTATAGCATTAGAAGGTTAAGCATTTACGAGTACCACCTATATTTGGAGGAAATGGAAAAACAGGCAAATAAAAAGTAATTATGGCAACCGATATAAAAGTAGTTAAGACCGTGTTTTCAGTTGATTCAACTGATATTGATGCAGCAAAAGTAAAATACAATGGGCTTACAACTTCGATTGAAAAAGCTACAACAGCTTTAAAAAATCAATCAACAGACGCTAAAACTTCGGTTGCCGACTTAAATAAGTCTATTGGTTCGGTAATTAATAGAACTAACCAACTGCAAGCAGAATACCAAAAAATAAGCAATCAAGCGAGCAAAACATTTGACGGTAAAACGCTTGATATTTATAAGCAAAAAATGCAAGCGCTACAAAGTGAAGCGAAGGAGTTAGGGGTAAAATTAACAGATACAAACAAACAAACAGAAAAGCTAAAGTCAGGATTTAGCGGAATAGGCAATGCTATTGCAGGGGCTTTCGCCATTGGTTCTATCGTTTCTTTTGGCAAATCCGTAATTGATATTACAAGCCAAGTACAGAAGTATAGAGCCGTTTTAACCAATACTTTAGGTAGCCAACAACGGGCGGACATGGCAATGGGTATGATTCAAGATACCGCCATAAAGACCAATTTTTCAGTAATGGAATTGACTGATACCTATATTAAATTTGCTAATAGAGGCTTAAAGTTGACATCAGGAGAAATGATGAAACTAGCCGACATAGCGAATAGCACAGGTAAGTCAATAGACCAATTAACAGAGGCTACACTAGATGCCTTTACGGGTGAAAATGAAAGACTAAAAGAGTTTGGTATTACTGCAAAGAAAACAGGAGAAACAACACAATATACATTCAAAGGCGTTACTACCGAAGTAAAGAACACACAAGAAGCTATCAAAGGTTATCTGTTAGGCTTAGGAGATTTAGAAGGAGTTTCAGGTTCAACCGTTGCAATTTCTGAACAGCTAGGGGGGCAGATTAGCAATCTTGGCGACAAATGGGATAAATTCCTTATAAAATTAGGAGAAGGGAATAGCGGAGCGCTTAACACATCAATAAAGCTATTGGGGAATATGGTAGATGTTTTAGACAAAATTTTTAAATCTCAACAAAATTTTGTTGATGAAATAGCTATCGAAAAATCAAAGGATATATTAAAAGAAGTGGAGGCAGAATATGAGAGAGCATTAAAACTTCATGCTAATAGAAGCAAAACGAAAAAAGAAATACTTCAAGAAGAATTTGACAACGAAACAAAGACAAGGTCAGCTATTTTAGAAGCTCAAAAACAAGATTTAGCAGCATTAGAAAAATCACAAAAACCAAAATCCTACCAACATACACAAGCATATAAGGACTTAGAAAATGACATAATAATCCAAAAAGCAAGTATTAAATATACTGAGCTTTTTTTGCAAACACTTTCAGACGAATTAAAAAAACGACTAGAGGCTGATACTGTTGTAATTAAAGCAGAAACCGAAAAACAAAGGCAAATAAGGATAAAAGCACTTCAAGCGTTAGTTCCAGATGCCTTAAATTTACTAAAACATGAAGAGGAAATAGCTAAGCAAAAAGCCCTAAACGCAGGAGGCACCGCCTTAGATGTATTAAAAATTGAGGATAAATTCAATAGCAAAAGAATTGATATCTATAAGAAATACAGCGACATTTTAAACACTAAACAAAAGCAAGATGAAGAAAGTACCTTAGTGAATGTCGTAACTATTGGTAAAAAAATAGAGAAACAAACAAAAGACGATTTAGCTGCTAGGCTGAAAGCGAATGAGGAGTGGAGCAAGAAAGTTAATGACTTACATTTAAAAGACGAAAAGGATTTAGTTGAATCATTGAATCGAAAAGCAAGCATTGAACAAGATACCATTGGAATCGAAAGAGCCAAGACCTTAATAAAGCTTTATGAATCTACCAATCTAACTATTGAGCAAAAACTAGATGAACGCAAAAAAATAGAGGAGGTATTTGAAAAACAGTCACTAGAGGCTACTATTAAAGCAGACGAAGAAAGACTTCAATTATTGACATTAAACAGAGAAGACTATATAGCATTAGAGCGTAAAATTGCAGAGGAAAAGGTAAAGGTAAATAAGGATGCTAATGATAAGATTGTAGAGGACGACAAAAAGAAGCAAGAAGAAAGAAAAGAAATAGCAAAGCAATCTATTGACTTACTGAAACAAGGCATTAATGCCGTGTACCAATACAAATCACAAGTGAATGAGCAGGAACTAACCGACCTTAAAGACAAAGAAGAAAGGGAAATGAAGCAAGCAGGCGATAACCAAGCAAAAAAAGATGCTATTGCTAAGAAGTACCAATTAGAGGAAGCTAAGGTACGAAAAAAACAGTTTGAACAAAACAAACAAATTGCCCTTATTAATATCGCAATAAATACCGCAGAGGGTATTTCAGACGCTTGGACTAAGACAGCAACAGCCCCTTTTATGGTGCCTTTAGTTATTGCCAGCGGAGCGATACAAGCTGCTTTAGTTTCTTCACAGCCTACTCCAAAATTTGCAAAAGGGGTTATTGACTTGCAAGGAAAAGGAACGGGAACGAGTGACGAAATACATGCTATGCTTTCAAAGGGGGAAAGCGTTATGACAGCAGAAGAAACAAGCAGATTCAAACCGCTACTCCAAAGCATTAGGCGTAAGGAGTTAAGCCCTGAGCTAGCTAACATGATGCTAAGTGGACAAAAAATGTCCAATATAAATTTAGATACCTCACACCTTGCGAAAGAACTACGCAGTATGCCTAAGAATCATATTTCTTTAGATAAAGACGGATTCAAAACGTTTATTTATTCTGAACATTTGAAACAAGAGAAGTTAAATAACAGATATGGAGTATAGATTCACGATAATAGATGGCGAAGTTCAAACGGTTATTGATGAGCCGATAGGGTGGGATAAATGTAAAATAACAGTAGCCCGTGATGAGAAAATGCACGGGTTATTTGTTAGCTATACCGATGACTTGGAGTTTGTCAATAGTGGCTATACTATTATTGCAAATGCGTTTTATACTTATGGAATTGAGTACATTCTAAAGCTTAAGATTGAGCAAAGATGTAACGAGAACTATGATTACGAAACGCTTTACACAGGTCGTATAAACCTATCAGGATTTCAAGATAAGTTTAATGTTTATTGTTCTTGCTTGGTAAATATCGAGCAGGACAATAGCAGTATGTTGATTAAGAACAACGGGGATAAGCAGGTAAACTTTTCTGGTGTAACTACCCTTACAGATGTAGCATTAGCACCTCTATATCCTAATTATATGGATATGCACAGTAAAGCGATAGTACTTACAAGCGTGTTTGAAGATGCTATCGAATTAAGCGAAAGTATAGATCATGCTTTAGTTGACAATATTAATATAGCCATGCCATTGTGGCTATTAGAGAAAAGCGATGATTTAGATAGCGAGGTAGAAAGCGATTTGTTTTTCATTACTAGAAATGTATTGTCAAACCCTCTATGGTGGGTTGACATATCGCAATTCAAAACTAAGACAGCAGGCGAATACAAAGTAAAATACAATATCAAATCGAATACGAATTTCACGGTAGACACTAGGCCGTTTTATATGTCAATCGTTTTATGTTGTTTCAAAAATGGTAGCGTATTCGCAGACATTACAACGCCCGTAATTGTTTCAGAATCACCAGTAGTAAGTAGTACCTACTCACAAGATTGGGAGGCTGAGGGGGAACTTACAATGACATTGGCGGCGAACGACTATGTTTCTTTTTTTTATAGGGTTAGTTTTGAATGGACTCTAGGGGGAACGGGTTCGACATTTGCAAATTGGGTTCACAGTTCACAAACGCAAGATGTTGAATTTAAAGTTGAAACAACCACCGCAGCGAGTACCGCCAAAACATACATGGTTCACGAATGCTTTGAAAGAACAGCACAAAATGTACTTGACAAAGAAATTGCCTTTAAAAGCAATTTTCTAGGCCGTAAAGATTTAGGTTATGGCTCAAACGGGCTAGGTAGTTTCATGGCCATTACAAACGGCTTTAATATTAGGACGTTTGATAAGCCTATCCTATCGACATTCAATGAAATGTACAGCGCATTAAGTACTATCCATTGTCTAGGTTTAGGTATTGAGGACGATGAAACAGGTAACGAGATTATAAGGGTTGAACCTGTGAAGTATTTCTATTCAGATACTAATCTAGGCGATATTTTAAACGTTAAACAACTGTCCGTAAATGTAGACTTAAACAAGATATACAACACCGCTAAGATAGGATTTGAAAAGGAAGGTACAGAGGAAGGCACGGACAAAAACAATACATTGGACGGCTTCGCTACTATGCACAATTATAACCTACCAATAACCACGGTTAAAAAAGATTTCGTTAATGTATGCCGTTACATTGCTGACCATTACGCCATTGAGTTTACAAGACGTGTGCAGTTCTTCGACACTAGCACAGCCTCATGGAAATTCGATGATGATAATTTTGTAATATGCACGAAAAGAACTGAAAACGAACTAGGCACAGCAACAGAATTAAACCTAGCCGAAAAAAACGAAAACTTTTCACAAACTAACAATATTTTAAGCCCTGAAACGGGGTACAATCTAAGGTGTACACCTAGCAGAATGTTACTTAATTGGAATCAAGTAATTAGTGCGCCTTATGCCAAGATAGCAGGTAAAAAGGCAACATTTACGAATGGTAAAAATAACTATTTATTTCAAAGTGCATTGAATGGGTCGGTAAATGATAGGTATAATAATGAACTGCTTTCTGAAAACCAAGACTTAGCGTGGGACGATGTCAACAATACTAACAATTCGCCAATATTCGAGCCTATAAGCATAAAATTTGATTATCCGATGAGTTCAGCTCAATTCAATAATCTATTAGCGAATAAAACAGGGTATTATGGAATTGGTAAAGGTGGCACAATTGAACATAGGGGATATGTGAAAATGATTACTTTTACCCCTGTACAAGGAATGGCAAATTTTGACTTGATTCGAATGTTTGGCAACGAAGAAAGTTGCGACTTGATTTATGTCGAATGTCCTTATGTTGTTGATGAATACGTAGAATAATGATACACATATCAAAAGCAAATCAACTAAAATACATTACGGGAACGCTAAGTGTTGAAACCATCCTTACTAATTGTACAGGTGGTTTGGACAATGGCGTTATTGTAGTTGTTCCCCCTCCAAACGGAACATCACCATTTCGATACGTAATAGATAGGAGCGAGCCTCAATACTCAAACTCATTTACAGGCCTTGAAAATAGAAATTATGTTATTCAAGTAGTTGATAAGTTTGGGAAATTAGGATGGCAGGGCGTTACCATATTCGACAACGTAGACTGCGGAACTTATGCAGGCTCGATTTGGTCAGACTTAGCATCAAACAAGTGGGGGCAGTATGCATTGTGTCAATGGGAAGATTTTAATTAAAATATATGGCTTTATTATCAACAATATCACCAACCGAAAACGTAGCATTAACGAAAATCAACGCTAACATAAACACTACTAACTTAATTGGTGGCGGTTTAGTTGGTCAAGGATTAGTTAAAAACTCGGATTCAGATTTCGACTATACATTTGCAGATAGTCCATTTAGAGTAAATTCAACCACTAGCCTAACCATTGGTTTGGGGCCTAAAGAATTTATTATCACAAATTGCCCATGGGACCAAAATTTTACATTTCGGGTTTTCGCAGGTTCGCAAGGGTCAGGAGGGAACGGAATGTACGGTACTATCTATTGTGGAACGTCTGCAATGGGAGCGCAGACATGGACCATGACCGTTGATAAAGTAGACGGTGAAGGAACATTTGACGACTGGCAATTTAGGGTAATAGCAGAAACTAGCGATAGTGCTTTCGTTGTAAATACGGCTTCAAATAATGTTGTCTTTCAACAACTCTACACCCCAGCAAATTGCACGTATAACAATATGTGGGCTAGTGTTGCACAATATGGAAAATTAACGACTGTTAGCGGTGTTTTACAACTTACAGCAAACAACAGTTCATTTAATCGCAATAGTATATTCTTGGGCTACCTAGCTGATAACTTCGCAATAGCAGAAGGTAACAGCGGACGATTTGTCATGGGTACTGCAAATGTAAGCGTTTCAAGAACTTACTTAGGAGTAGTCGAAAACTATTCGAGTGCGGGATGGATTGACAATTACAACGAACCTAGTTCAACAACATCAACAGGCCTGTATTTAACTTTCAGAGATGCTGCAAATGCTACGGTGGCGAATGGTGATGTATTTAACTACAACTTCTCTATCACCTACCTAGCGGAATAATGGCAGATACTTTATATAAATATAATAACGTTGTGGGGGTAGAAATTGCCCCCTATAAACAGCGCTATCCTACATGGGGACAATTTGTCACCCAGTTGGAATACGATGGGATTAATACGCCATACCTGGGCTTCTTTGACGAAAACAACGCAGTAGTATATGAAGCTTTAGGCGTTAGTTGTGGGCTTAATCTATACAAGTGGAGTTTTGACTTATCAATATATGTTAATCTGTATAATAAGTGCCTACACTCATATGTCTATACCAATCAACAAAACATAGTTAATCCCGACCCTATCGACATACTAGCAGAAAGCGAATTGATAAATATAAGTGCCGACAATAGCGAACTATTACAAATTCAATATACGAATGACGAAATATTTGATAACATCAATTATGCTAATTATGTGAACTATGCTTTTGTTTCTGCTCAATTTGGACATGATGTAAATTTTGAAGAAACAAGCACTGTTTACGAAAAGTCAAACGGTCAGATTATCAAGCTTGCAAGTATGTTAAAAAATAAGAATGTTTTTCAAACGGATTACATTCCGATTTACGAACATGAAAAAATTAACCTTGCATTTATGCATGACAATGTGACGGTAAACGGAGAAAGCTATGTAAAGTCTAGTGAATACACTATGAAGCCAATAGACCGATATTCACTGTGCCAAGGTGGCACAACACTTAGTAAGTCAAACTATAATTACGTTAATTCGAATTGTTTATAAACACTTAAAAAATAATTAATTATGAGTATTTACACCGATTGCCAAGCTATCCCCGACTATGTAGCGGATGATTGCGGAAACATTGAAAATGGTAGAGTTAGACACTTGATCCTTAAGAAAAAAACAGCAACTATTACAGACCCTTCGAACGCATCGGAATGGGATGCTTTAATTGCTTCAGGTGATGCTTTGGTGATTAAGAACGTAAGAGGCGCATACGATGGCGGCGTTGTAGTTGAATCAACTGGGTTTGGCGACAATTCAGCACAATTAACAGGCAGAAATCATGTATTAACTTACATGGATTACACCGTTAAAAATAACGTATCGTTTTACAATGAATTCGCACTAGCAAGTAATAACTACAATGTTTATTTTGCTACTGAATCACTAATTTGGGGACAAACTAAAGGTATTCAATTAGCATCAACTTTGCCAATTACCGACAACTTACAAGAAGGTATCAACTTTAATGTGACGGTAAAATGGGCTGAGATGGATATGCCTACACCATACACAAGCCCTTCAACTTTGTTCAGCGTTTAATTTTCCCTAAAAACTAACAATTCAAATGGAAAATAAAGGCGTTATTATAGTGGCTCTAGGTCATGATAATTATAGACGAATGGCTTTAAATCTTGCAATGAGTATCAGGGTTTCTAATCCTGATACTCAAATTGCTTTAGTTTGCAATGAGGGAGTAAAAGACAAATTCAATTACTTTGAAAAGCAATATTTCAGTCATTTTATCGAACTTGATAAATCAGCTTACACCATTAACGGCAAAGTCGAAATACCATTGGCCAAAACGATGATATACGAACTAAGCCCATTTGATGAAACAGTGTATATTGATAGTGATTCAATTTGGATTAAGAATAAGAAAGTAAGTGACTTATTTAATACATATAAGGGCGTTAATTTTGGATTTACCTTATACCATGAAGCTGCTCATTATCCAGTTGATAGCGATAATTCAAACTTTTGGTTTAAGGAGGGAGAAACTGTACGGGATTTACGAAAATATTTCAAATTAAAAAAAGATGCCTACTACTACCATTTGCAATCCTCATTTCTTTATTTTAAGAAGTCCAAAGAATCCGAGGCTATTTTCGCACGTGCTAAGGAGTTATTCATTACACGAGACTTTCAATTCAGAGATTGGGCGGATAGTATGCCCGATGAACTAGCATTTAGCTTAAGTCTATTGAACCTAAATTTCAAGGTAGATAATCCATATAAAAATATTTTTTACTACCCTATGAGCGAAGCCATTGAGAATGGCATAAAAAGAGGGGTAAAACCTATCGAAAGAAGTTACATTGAAAATAACTATTACTTCATTTCAATGGCTGGCCACGTAATGAACAAAGGACTTAAAGACCTTTATAATGATCATGTTAAATGGAATTACGCACAACATCAAAATGTAAAGAATCCGTTTCTATGGATTGACAAAAAAGACTATTTGAAAGAACGCAATAAATATTAATTAAATGGAAGTTGGAACAAAAGCATTTATTGAAAAGTACATCGAAAAAGACCACGATAAGGAATTAAAGGACATTAAGGTTAAGGAATACAGAAGCCTTAAAAGACATTCCGATGGCAAAGTAGATGATGCTTTAGATATGATGGTTACGTACCAACCAAGTGAGCCTGAGTGGGCTACTAAGTATAAAAAAGACAATTACAGAGCTATCACTAAGGCACCATTTAAGAAGGTGCAAAACTCAATAGCTAAAATACAAAGAGCTAGGGATTTAATCATAAAAGCTAGTGAAAACAATAGCCCTAAAATTAAGGAATCAGAAACGCTTTATAGCTATTTATTTGAAAAGTTCCCGAAACATAACAGCCTTATTCAATGGTTCTTTAATTTCCAACTAAAGAACTATTTAACTGATTCAAATGGTATTGTAGTGGTTGCGCCTCAATATGTTTTAGACGATGACTATTTAGAGGAGTACCAAAATATGCCTGTAAATGAATTCATTAAGCCTATACCGTATTCTTTTTCAATAACTAAAGTAAAATACTTTGATGACGGGTTACTTATTATTGAGATTGAGGAAAAGGAATGGTTTGTAATTGATGAAACAAATTATTACTTATTAGAGCGTGATTCTGTCAAAGAAAAATACGTAACTACCTTATTATATGCTCATAACCTAGGGTATATTCCTGCTATCGAAAACGGGGGAGTATTAACAAGCGAGGACGATGACATTTATTATGAATCTTGGGTAGCTGGCATTATTCCTGATTTCGACCAAGCGCTTTTGGAGAACATTGATAAGAACGTAACTATTAAGCAGCACCTATACCCTGAACGTGTAGAATTCACTCAAAACGAGTGTACTACGTGCAACGGTTCGGGTAACGTGTCAAGGGTTAATATGTTCAATAAGAATGTCACAAGCTCATGTAATTCCTGCGGTGGTTCAGGGTTCTCTAGTGGTTCTCCTTTTGGCGTTACAAAGGTAAGACCCGCAATGAATGGTGAGGAAAACTCTATCCCGGCATGGGCACCTGTTAAGTATATTGAAAAGGATTTAAAGCCCGTTGAATTCCTTAGTGCTGACATTGATAGATTGATTAAAAAAGGACTAGGAGCGGTAAACATGGAATTCTTAGCAGAAAGTCCAACGGATCAAAGCGGTGTTTCAAAGTCTTACGATTACGACCAAACGCACTTATTTCTTGCAAATATTAGCAATGATATTTTTGGTCGATTATTGCCATTTATTACAAACGCTATAAATGATTTAAGATATTCGGTACTCTTAGAAAACAATAAACAGTTATTAAGTGAGCAATTGCCAAGTATCAATATACCTAACGACTTTGATATTATCACTACTTCGGTAATTGAAGAGCAAATAGGAAAAGCAACGCAAAGCGGTATCAGTAGTTCAATTATTGAATCTATGGAAATGGATTACATAAGTAAAAAGTATGAAGGCAGCCCAAAAGAAATGGCGTATCAACAAAACATAATCTTGTTAGATGCACTTCGTGGAATGACTACTGACGATATTTTAACCATGAATGCCATATCACCATTTAATGCTGAAACATTAACGATACACTCATTTATTAACACGTTTATAGAACGTGCGTTTAGCGAAAATAAAGACTTTGCAACTTGGGAACTAAGCGAGAAAAAAGCGCTAATGAACACGTACGCAAATGAGTATATCAACGCTAATAAACTACCAACACAAGCAACTAACCCATTAAATGCCATCTAATCAAGACAAATTAATAGCTAAAATATTTGCAAGTATGCAATATTCAATTGATAGTTTAGAGGAATCTATACCGTCAATTGAAAAGGCTATTTTTGACGAACTGACTATTGAGCTTAATAAATTAGAGGTCGTAAACGGCAACATAAAAACAAGCGTTTCAAATTTAAAGCAAATACAAAAAGTAAAGAATAGACTTAATAACATCATTTTAAACGATGATTATAAAAGTGATGTTAATTCTTATCTTAATTCATTCGATGATACTAAAACATTGCTAGATAGCTATTTTAGTACCATTGTAAGCGATTTTAACGGTAAAGGAGAATTATTCAAAGCAATATTAACCAACTCGGTAAGCGTCACAAGTGAATCATTACTAGGGTCGGGAGTTTCTGCGGATATAATTTCACCTATTACTGACTATCTTAGTAAGTCGGTAACCAGTGGCGCAAACATTAAAGAATTCATTGCCGATTTAAAACTTAAGATAGTAGGCGACCCTGAAACGCTAGGGTACTTAAATAAGCACGTTAAACAGATTGCTACGGATTCGCTAAACCAATATTCAGCTAATTATATTCAAACAGTTAGTAACGATTTAGGCTTAGTATGGTTCTTGTATCAGGGAGGGTTAAGAAGTTCATCACGTTGCTTTTGCATTGAAAGAACGGGTAATTATTACCATTTATCCGAGGTGCAAAAGTGGGGAGAAACGCCTTCGCTTTGGTTTTCTTGTAAAACTAAAACGCATAAAGGAGGGGGAATGATTGCGGGTACTAATTCAAGTAATATATTCACTTACAGGGGAGGTTGGCAATGTAATCACCAAATACTACCTGTAAGTGAAAAGATGGTGCCTAAGAAAGATTTAGATAGAATTATACTATAATATAGTGAATCAATAAGTAATAACAGCCAATAGCTATAGTACACATTACTAATGTTAGTAACCAAGCCATTATGGCACCAATCAAGATCATTGATAACTTAAACAGCAAACTGTCATCATCTTTTACATTAAAGTAATATGTTGCATATCTTCCTAAAAAAAAAGCAACAATAACAGATGTTAATTTTAGGTATATCATACTTTTTGATTAATTATTAAGGTTTAATTAGTTTTAATATTGTATCTTTTAAGAACTTATTTTCATGGATTAATATTTCATTTGAATCTTTCAATTCTTCAATTTCATTGTTTAAATTAGTAACTAATGATTCATACATTTCAATTTTTTCTTTATCGCTCATTTATTTAATTTTATTTAAACCGTATAAACATAGTTTAGATTATCCTCTTTAATAATTTTTTCAAGATTATATCCAAATTGCTTTAAGTAATCCAATACTTGCAAGTGTTCTTCATTGGTATGATGTTCAGCAATAATAACGGGCAAATTTTCCCCTATTGTTTCAAATGCACCATTTAGCGCTTGCAACTCATGACCCTCAACATCAATTTTAATCAATCCGACTTTTCTAGGGAAAAACATATTATCAATAATAATATTTTGACATGATTGCCCGTTTTCACTTAATCCCGTGTAACCTAAATTATCATTGCCCCAAAACGAAGTAATAAAGTTTTCATTCCCTAAATTGTCAGTAACAAATCTATTAACCGTACCTTTTGCATTATTTTTTAAAACGTTATAATTCGCCTCTAAAGGCTCAAATGAATAGATAGTGCAATCATTTGAAAAATATTTTATTGCGTGGCTATGGTTGCCAATATTAGCGCCTATGTCCAATATTATACAATTCTTTAAACCAAGATTTTTAATGTATTCAATTGTTTGTGGCTCATAATACCATCCTGTTTGCTCGATTATGTCGCTTACGTATTCGCCTTTATCATGTGCGTATATTTGTTCGCCATTTTTTAGCGTGAGTATTCTCATACTTTAGGATTATTTAAAGCCCACAATAAACCAATTAGCCAACCGATACCAGTCCAACCTGTTAATATATTTAATGCCAATATTTGATTGAACTGAGGCTTTTCGTACGCAATCATAGAAGGTACGAAGTAAACGAATATTAATAATATAGTGAATGCCATGATTACGGATATAAACATTTAATGATAGTTAACCCACTAGGTACACGGTCGCCCTCTTCAGGCGTTTCAAGTGTTAAAATTTCAAAGCCTTTATTGCTTTTCAACTCCTTAACAAATTGAGCAACGCCAACGAACAATATAGAATCATGCAATACTATCAATCCATTTTGCTTTATGATATTTTCACAAATTTTGAATTCTTTGCTTAGGTGCGCATATTCGTGAACGCTATCAATAAATATTAAGTCTACGCTCCTATTTGGAATTGAATGCAATAACTCCAAACTATTTCCTACTAAAGAAGTATGCTTCTTTAAAGCTTTTTTAAACTCGGAGGTGTAGTTGTCCTCTGTAATGTCTAAAGCCGTATAAGTGCCATCTTTAGGTAATGCACCAATCATGGCCAATCCTGTTTGGCCTTGAAAAACGCCAATTTCCAAAACATTAGTACAAGACTTAATTTTAATCAATTCTGCAATAAGTGAACTTACTGCATGTTCGCTATTCCATGGATGTTTACTCATTTTTTAATTTCTTTCTAAGTTCAATATTATCTTTAATTATTTGCCATACGGATTTCCCCGTAAGTGATTCACACATTTTATGCTCGTTAATCATTTTTTTTAAAATCTTAGACCTCTGGAACGACATTCCCCTAGCCTTAGAATCTACCCACAGAAGTGTACTTTCGCTTACACGTGTAACTATTCGATGTTTATCTTTATTTTCCATTGTGGCACAAGTTAATAAATTAATCTTTAAAAGGTGAATAAATTTCGAAAAATTAACTAACTAAAAAACAGTCCTTATGTTATTAGGAGAACTCATTACAACATTAGCCACGAAAGTGGGAACAGATTCAGCAAATGAATCACTAAAACAGATTATAAGCTTAACCGCAACTATTGAAATAGATGAGGAACTAGCAAAAACTTTTGAAAGTAGCTTACTAACTGCCAACGAAGCAAAGAACAATCCCGACATCAAAGCAAAATTCTTCAGTGAGTTTGCCGATGCGACAGACAAAGAACTGACTTTGGCTTTCAAGGGACTTGGACTAAGCGATGAACAGATTAACGAGCTGAAGGCTTCAGAACCTAAAACTTTCAAACGCATATCAAAATTAACGGATGAAGCTAATAAGCTAATCGAAGCAAAAACAAAGGCAAGTGGGAATGATGACAAATTGAAAGCTTTGGATTTAGAATATAAATCTAAGATTTCAGAATTATCGAACCAAGTTGAATCTTTCAAAACGGCTAACATTGACCTAGTTAATCAATCAATCAACAAAGAGATTGATTGGAATATGTCAAGTTTTATCAACCAACATAAAATAAGCGAAAGCATACCTTCAGAATATCGTGGAACGCTTGCAAAACAAGCCGTTAATGATTTCTTCAAATCTAAGGATGCGAAAATTGTTTTACAAAATGGTGAATTGAAACTTAAAAGACTATCGGACGAAAGTTTAGATGTTACCGATTTGGACGTAAAAACAGGCATTCAAAAAGCTTTAGCCGAAAAAAACCTATTACACGTTGTCGCTGCTGCTGCACCTATTGTAACTCAACAAGTACCAGCGCAGCCAACAAGGGCAGTAAACAATACCTTTGCGCAAAACATGGCGAAGGCTAAACAATCTAACGGAATTTAACAATGGCACAAGGAATCGATTTCAATGTAGCGGGCGTATGTCCAGCTATTCTAACAGGATTGGAAATGGTTGCAGGTCTAAATGACCCACAAACTAAACAAACACCAGTAGGCGCAACGCTTGCACTTTCTCAACCTGAAAACCAATCGGCTGAAATCCTTTCAGTTTATGGTGGTAACAAAACAGGCACTATTAAAGAGGTAAGAGTAAAATATTTACCACGTGTAACGGCTGACTTGATTAAAGATACTGCCGACTGCGTAGCTGGTGACCCACAAACTTATGTGGAGGACACTACATTACTTGACATTTACAAGCAATATGATATTGCTTTGGGAATGGACGAGATACGTGTATTCTGCGAAGAAGCTTCTTCTGCTGTGGCTGGATTGCCTGTACCTTACAACTTGAAAGAAGTTAGTAAACGTATCTTGTCTGCCATGAACGCAATGAGAACGTCTATCAACAATGATGTTGTTACTAAGCTTTCTACTTCTTTCGGCGTTAATGCAACAACAGGAGTAAACACAACTACTTCTATTCCTGTAATTTCAAACGGTGCTACGGGTATAGTTGCAGGCGCGCCAGTATTGGCAGGTTTCCAAACTTTACTTTCTGACTTCACAGAAAATGAATTATACGGTACTCCTATTATTATCGGTAAAGGTAATTTTGAGAAATTCGACCTAGCAACGAATAAATACGGCTTGCAAAATAGCGGTGTTGACTTCTCTAGCATTTCACAGGATTACAAATTCTTCGTTGATAAAGCCGTTAATACTATTGTTGGTACTAATGAACTTATCGTTATGGGCGAAGGTTCAGCTCAGTTCATGTCTTGGAATAAATACGTAGGCAAGTATGCAGGTACTTTCGGAGGGGCTACTTTGTTCACTATCCCCGATCCAATGATACCAAATTTGATGTATGATGCCAAATTTGAGTTTGATACTTGTACTGATACTTTCTTGTTGAGATTGTCTGTAAATGCGGGTGTTTATGTTGTTCCTACCGATGCCTATGGCACGTATGACGATTTGGCAGGCTCAAACGGTTTACTACGTTATACCGCAACTGCTGTCTAGTTTGTTTGTTAGTTCAAATTAGATAAAGTGGCACAAAGCCCCTACTTTGGTGGGGGCTTTTGTTATTTTTGGGGTATGAGAATATTTAAAGACTACATAGGGCTGAAAGCTTGCACAGTTGGAAATCCTAGGAGCAATTTTTGGATTAATCAAATGGCAGGGGTAAGCCTTAAATCTTTAGATAAAATATCCAATTCAGAGGACAAAACATTTTTTAACACTTGGGACAATATCCAAGAAAGAAGCTGCTTAATGATGCAAGAAGGCGTTTTGTCACGTTTAAATTCTCGTGTATTAATGCCTATTGTTAAGGAGCAAATCCAATTTGGTGTACAGCCTCAAACAATAACAATAAACGCATCTAGCAACGACTATGTCGGCGTTAAGCTTTACGGCATACAGGACAGGTACGAACGCATTCAATTAACGCAATTCACTTGCTTTTCAGATTCAACCGTAACGGCTGCAGAATTCTATGTTTATGACCTTAATAATGCTTTACTCTTAAAAACTATCACCGTAGATTTAATTGTAGGTTTTAATACGGTATTCGTTGATTTAGAAATTGAGAATAACGGCAATTTATACCCGAACTATTTTTTGTGCTATGACAATAGCGAGTTTCAACTAAACCAAACGCAAGCAAGCTATCAGGACGATTGCAATTTGCAAAGTAATGGTTTTGTAAACGGTTATTCTGTTAGTTGTGTAGGTGCTATCAATACGGGTAAGCAATTAAATGTAAAGGCGAACATTACAAGTATTTCAAATACTTGGGGTATAATCCTAGATTTCAATCAAAAGTGTTCACTTGACGAATTTATCAGTCCTATTATTGATAGGTTCAAACTAGCTTGGGCTTACTTGTTACTATCTGAAATAGTCCAAGAAACGAAGCTAAGCGAAAGGTTCAATTTATTTACAACTCAATACACCAATGAGGAATTAAACGCCATGTATGACCAATACATAAGCGAATATAACAAGTATTTGGATATCGCATTTAAAAATATGGTGATGCCTGTAAGCGGTTGTTTCAGCAAAAACGAAAGATTTCAAAACGTATATTTAAGGCCATGAGAATAACTAACAGTTGTGGTGCAAGGAAAAGAGGGTGTAAGACTACTAATTTACCATTGTGTAAAATCGTAGCTATTCCAAAAGAATTAGTTTGTGATGAAATCGAATCGTATGAACGCCTAAAAAAAGCCGCTTAAAAATGAAAGTTTCAGCCAAAACAGACAAGCAACTAGATAACACCTTAATGGGTGAAATGTTGGGTAGTTCTATTTTTGGTAATTACATTGATAAGGCACAAAGAGCGGCAGGACTATCAATGTTAGCGAAAGTAAAAGAAAGAGTATTCAATATGGGCGGAGGAAAAAACAGTGTAAACGAGTCTTTCGGCTCTTATAATGCAAAATATAAAGAAGTTAGGGCAAAAAAAGAAAGCAGAACAAATTCAAATATTAACCTAGTTTATACTGGCGACCTCGAAAGAGATTTTAAGTTAGGCGTAAATAATGGCGATTATTGTCTAGGTTTTGAAGCTGAACCAAACGGGAAAGAAAATCCTAATGCAGCACAAAAAAGTGAATTTTTAGAAGATAAATACGGTAAAATATTTGAGCTGACAACATCAGAAAGTGACCTATTTAATGAAATATTTTTATTCGAACTAGATAAATATTTGAAATGAGCATAGTTAATAAGATAGTTTCAATAGTTAATGACAACATTAAAGCTAATAGTTGCATTAATATACGCACTATTGGACTTAGTGAAGTGCTTATTCGAGAAGGGAAAACGTTTCCCGTTATTTATGAAAATGGCGACATTGAACATATTTTTTTCGATGATTCATTTGAATGCGAACTCTATCACTATGCTAATTCTGAAAACAATAATAACAACAATAATAAAGGTTTTGGCGACAATAAACTTATCGAAAAAACATTTGATAACTCTATAATACTTTACGCAAGAAACACAAGCACGGAGTACATAACCGAAATAATAGACAAAGGTTTAACAACGCTATTAACGCAAGCACAACGCAATGTGTTAGGCGTTAATTTTGTTGATATTGAAATAAAGTCAATTAAGACCGATAAACAAGCAATATATAAGTCAGAGTTTGGAGAATTAAGGTACAAGCTAAATGCTAATGATGTGCTTGTTAAAATTGAATATAGGATAATATTTGATTTGCAAAATAAATGTTTAACACCTACTAAATCAAATTGTTAATAAAATGGCTATAACCTTTTGGCGTAATGTAATGCGTAAGATAACTACGCAAGAAATGGACGCAAGTTTTGATACCTTAGTGGATATGATAGACAACGCAGGACTTTCAAGTGAAATGCCCGAAGGTCAAATATATATAGGCGACAATACCAACACCGCAAGTTTAGAAACATTAGATAAGACATTGGTAGGCTTGCCAAACGTTGACAATACAAGCGACTTAAATAAGCCAATTTCTACGGCTCAAATGACATCAAATTCAACAGGAATAAAAACGGGAGGAGTATTATCAATTGGTACAGGGGGGGCAGGTGTAGCTACTACTTTCACAATTGCTGCTGGCGTTGGATTGGTTGTTGACAATACAGTAACTCCAGCAACATTAACAACAGTAACATGGTCGGCTAAAACCGATGTGGCAGTTACAAATATAGGAACGCAACCGCTAACATTTATCGCAATAGATGCAAGTGGTAACGTTATTCAGCAAGCAACTGATTTCACTGGTCTATATCATAGACAGTACATTGTAATTGGTTCTGTTATTCACACTAATTTAACAACAGTTACATCCGTTAATCAAGGGCAACACTTAGCAATAAGTCCACAATCACAACTTAACGACTTATTTCAATCATTAGCAGGCTTTAATATTTCAGGCAATATATTTTCAGCTAATGGCACAAACTTAAACATCAACAAGTCGAGTGGAGAGATTTTCAAACAAGGTGCAAATTATTCAACGTCTGCGAATAATCCCAATATTGTTTCAACGGCTTCATTAACAGCCGCAACATTTAGGTACAACAACCAAACAGGAAATGCAAGTGGAATTGTTAGCGCAATTGACCCTAACAATTATGACTTAGCAGGCGTAACCACTGCGGTAAGTGTTAATAAATTCACGATTCAAAGAGTGTTTTTGTTTTCATCAAATTTATTGGCTATTCAGAGAGGGCAATATGAGTACAATAGTTTAGCAGAGGCCAAAGCAGCGATTCAAGTAGAATCATTTGTTGTAAACCCTTCCATTATTCCTAATGGTGTTCTTCGTGCTTTTTTAATAGTACGCCAAGGGGCTACTGCTTTAAATTCAGTAACAAATGCTTTTTTCTTAGAGGCTCCTAAATTTGGGGGAACCGCTGGCGTTGGTGGTCTTTCTGTTTCAACCTTACAGAATGCTTACGACAATAGTTTAAGTCCTGAGATATTAACAGATACCACAAGGGGGGCACTATCTATTAAACGGGGTTCTGCTGCTGATACTGACACTATCTTTGAAGTGGTAAACGGAGCAGGAATAGTAACAAGCAGCATTGATGGAAATGGATTAATCTATTCAGGACAGGCAACAGTATCAACTCCAAGTTTCTTTGATTCTGCTAAGAAATTAATAAGCACAACCGCCCAACTTTGGGGCACTTGGGTACAGACATGGGCAAGTAAAGCAACTCCAGTAGATGCCGATACTATTGGATTTCATGATAGTGCAACTACATTTGTAGGGGTTAAATCTACATTGTTAAATTTTTGGACTACTTACTTATTACCTAAAGTACAGGCTTTAGGTTATTTGTCTGCTTATACAATTCCAAACTATTATAAAGTAAACTTAAATACAGGGAGTGATGTTACAGGTGTAGCAGGGAGAACTGATAAACCTTATGCAACATTACAGGCGGTTTGGGATTTGATTGCAATTGGTAGTACAGCTAATATTCTAATTGAAATTGAAGGAGAATACACATTCACTACTCATGCTGTTTATACAAGTATTGTTAAAAATAATATAACATTTACTTTTTTAAATGATATTATTTACAATGTAAATAGTACCACAACATCAAGACCTTTATTTACATTTGAAAATGTATGCAATAATTTAACATTCAATTGCCCAACATTTACGATGACCAAGCAAGGTGGATTCTTAGTTATGGGTGGTATTTCTTCTTCTGCTAATATTAACTTTAACACCGTAAATGCTTTAATGGGAATTGATACAAGTACAACATTAAATGTTAATTTAGTTAGAACTGTTGCATCAGGGGTGTTTAATTGTAATAATCTAAATGTGTCTGTAACAAATGATAGTAATAGTATAAAAGGAGCTATTAGTTTATTCGGTGGGAATACTAACATGATATACAATATTGGAATTGTGACCTATTCAGGTGCCCCAACAGTTGCAAGTACAAGTATTAGTCTATTCGGTTCATCACACGGAATAATTAATATTAAAAAATTTATTTCTAGTATTACAACATATACTAATATCTCAGCATTTGGTTTTGATACATCATTAAATTGCTCTGTGGTAAATATTGATGAAGTAACTATTGCGAGCAGTTCAAGTATTAAGACGTATGGCTTTTTAAATCCATCAGTTACAACTATTCAATATAATATCAAGAAATTATCATTACTTAATACTCAGACACTTATAAATGGTTCTTCTGTTTTAAATTTTGGATATTTCGAATATAACGGATACCTAAGTTATGGAAATACATTTAATGGAACATTGAATTTTGAATATATTAAATGTACGGCAACAGCAACAGAAGGGTATTTAAGTTTAAAAAGTAATACTAAGATAAATGGTGTAGGTAGAGGGGTATGGGAATATACACCTACCACTTTCTTATCTAATACCATGGCATTGTTAGTTACATTTAGTGGTTGTAACGCACGGATATCAAACGTTACATTTTACGGTAGTGGTATGCAAACAGCTGATGTTAATAGTTTTGTTCCTATAAGATTTAATACTGGTGCGAAATTGAGATTAGATAATGTGATATTTACCACCAACTTAGACACGAATAGTAACGCTAATACAACACCTATACGTGCCCAAGCGGAAAATGCAGCGTATACGTGTACAATAGAAGGTAATTTTAGTACAAATTACCTCTTAAATGTTACAGGTTTAACTAATAACTGTGAGGTAGATTTAATAACAGGTTATATTGTATAATGGGGCAAAAAATATATAGAAAACCAGTAAAGTTAGATGCTACTGGTACAACAGCTAATAATGCAAGTGCAATTTTGGAAGTTAATAGCACAACTCAAGGTGTATTGCTTCCTAGAATGACTAATGCACAACGCACTGCTATTGCAGGTGGTACGCCTCCCGTAGGGTTAATAGTATACTGTACAGATGCAACAGAGGGGCTATACATTTACAAATCAACAGGGTGGACATTTATAATCTAAAAATATGAAAACATTAGTAAAAGTTAACA